AAGTAAACTATTTGTGATAATTAATAACAAGAAATATACGATTGCTAGGATATATCACAACCACGTCAAAAATGAAACAGAAATATCATTAGTGGAGGTGGTTAAATAATGACAACAAAAGAACTGATTTTTAATACTATAACTGGATTAGAGTTAGATATACCTTTATCTTATGGATTTAGTGACGGGGAAGAATTTCCGAAACTAGTATATTTCCATGTGGGAACGATTGAGAAACGATCATCAAATAAAAAATTTAAAAAACATCACACTTACCAACTTAATTTATTTGATGTAAAACCACATGATTTAGATAATTCAGAGATATTAAATAAACTTCAAACTGCAATAGAAGATACCGCTCTAAATACAGGAGCATGGCACGAAATAATAGATGTAGATGAAGATACTAAAGAAACTCAATTCATGTATTACATGGAGATTTACTCATAATGGAAGTATTTGGATTTGATAACGCAATAGCGAAGTTTAATAAAATCGCAAGTAATACAAGTAAAGTTAATGCAGTTATAGTTAAAGAGGCAGAAGAAATAAAAGAAGATGCAAAAAGCATAGCAATCGGAAAAGGATTAAAAAAAACAGGTGCAGGGGTAGACGGGATAGTAACCAAACATAGCAACTTTGAAAGTTCTATTGGTTGGGCTGGAAGACCTAATTTACATTTGTATTTCCATGAAATTGGTTGGCACGCTGGATTTTCTAAACATACCAGTAGAAATAGAACTGGTAAACGAGAGCGTAGGTATAGGAAAGGGCGTGTTTACAAACCACCTAATCCACATGTGAGACCTGCAGCAATGAAACATAAAGATCCTTTCGCTAGAAAAGTAAAAGAAGCACTATTAGATACTTAGGAGGAATAATAAATGACAGTAACAAAAGAAGCAGTGAGCAAAGCGTTATTAACTGGTGTAGGAGCTGGGTATTTACAAAAAGTAAAAACAGAAGCTACAAGTTCACAAGGTTTAACATATGACGAAAAAACATATGAAGTATTCGCTATTGATAAAGTAGCGTTCAAAGGACAAATTAAAGAGAAAACAGTATATCTTTCAAACATCAAAGCAAGAGATATTGTTAAATTCGCTAGTGTTGAAATGACAGTAGATATAGGATTTTTCCCTGATGGTTTCTTAGAAGAAATGTCAGGTATGACTAAATTAGCGAACGGTGTTTACGTACAAGGAGACTCTCCACGTTACAAACAGTTCCGTTGGTCTTTCCCTGTTACTGATGAAGACGGAAAAGAAATTATTTACAACTTCCCAGTATGTCAAATCGAAAGCCCAGACTTTAACGCAGAAACTGAAACAGATGAGAAAAAAGAAAACATCTCACAAGTTACAATCAAAGCTTACCCAGTTATTGGTAGCAAGAATAAATCAGTATTCAGTAAAATCGATTTACGTGAAACTGATAAATATGATCGTGAGAAATTATTATTACAAGGTTTCTACGATGCAGAAACACTTAAACAATGTCTTAAATCAGGAACAACTGATGAGACAGCAGTTGTAGCAGGATAATTTTTAAGAGCTAGCAATTTGTTAGCTCTTTATTTTTTTGGAGGATAATTGATGAGTATATTTACAAAGACAGTAAAAACATTTAAAACAGATATTTTAGGAAGAGAAATTGAATTAAAATCAAATTTAGCAGTATGGTTATATCTAGAAGCTGATTTCGGAATCAAGCAGGGAGAGTGGAATGAAGTCTACTTAAAAGAAAAAAATGTAGCAACAGCTAAATTTTTAGTGTCAATTCTTAAGGCAAACGGCTATAAAACAACAATAGAAGAAGTACTAGAGAACGTAAATGATACTGAACTAGAATTATTCATCTTGAAATACCAAGAAGCTATGTACGGAGACCAAACAGCAACATTACTAGAAATGTTAGGAATCACAGATGATAGTGAAATGGGAAAGAATATTTTAAACGAAAAGGTAGAAGACCTAGTGAATATCTCAGACCATCAACCGAAACAGAAGAAAAACAAGAAAAGCAAGAAATAGATTGGGATGACTTGTTTTATCGCTGTAGAACATGGTTTGGAATGTCTAAAAAGGAGTTCATGTTTGACTATAGTTTAGAATACATTGTGTATATGATAAACAAATATATTGAAGATAACTATAGTCAAGGTGAACAGCAACCAAAAGAAGATGAAGAAGTAAAAGAAATGAACTTTAGTAAAATGTTTTAGGAGGTAAAAATTTGTCAGGATATATGGATAAAGTCGGTGTCATACTGACAGCCGAAGGAGTGGGCAGTTTTACCTCTGCTCTTAAGCAAGGTGAAAATGCCTTAAGACAATTACAAGCAGAAGCTAGAAGAAATATAGCATCTCTTGGTAGTGGTGGGAAAGCTTATGATGTTTACAAAGCTAAAATGAATGGTTTATCTTCACAGATGAAACAATCTGCAAGTAATGTAAATTTATTAAAATCGAAATATGATGCACTTAAGCAATCAACAAGCCAATTACCAAAAGAGATTGATAAGCTTACTGGCTCATTAAAACAAAAACAATCAACATTAAAAACTACAGGAACGCTGCTAGAAAGTCAAAAAGAACACTTGAAACACTTACAAAAAACGTATGGTAAGACAAGTGAAGCAGCTTTGAAATATAAAGATACAGTAGCAAACACTTCTAAAGCGTATAAAAATACAGAAAAAGAAGTGAAGGCTCTAGAAACACAAATTAAATCATTAAATGGTACGTTTAGTAGTCAACAAAGAGAATTACAAAGCTTACCAACAAAAATAGCAAATGCAGAGACTGGTTATTTCAAACTAAGAGATGCAATGCAACAAACACACACAGCATTTAGAAATAATGGTGGAAAGTTAGCAGATGTAGCTCAACGTTTCAATGATGTGGGTGGAAGAGTTCAAGCATTTGGACAAAAGATGAGTGGATTTGGTGACGGGCTATCAAAAATGACAGCTGGTTTATCTACAGGAATGTATTTAGCAGGTAAAGCAGCGATAGATTTTGAGAGTAGTTTTGCCGGTGTAGTAAAAACTGTTAATGGAAGTCCGGAACAGTTAAATAGAATTAGACAAGGTTTCTTAGATTTATCTACACAAATTCCAGTAAGTGCTAATGAGTTAGCTAAGATTGGAGAAGTAGCTGGACAGTTAGGTATTAAAACCGAAAACATTCTAGATTTCACAAAAACAATAGCAGACTTAGGAGCAACTACTAACTTATCCGCAGAAGAAGGAGCAACAAGTTTAGCTCAATTCATGGCAGTTATGGGTACGAGTCAAGGTAACATTAGAAATCTTGGGTCATCAATAGTTGAGTTAGGTAATAACTTTGCTACAAATGAGAGATCTATTGTAGAAATGGCACAACGATTATCCGGAATGGGTAAACAAACTAATATGGCAGAAGCAGATGTATTAGGTCTGGCAGCTGCATTAAGTACTGTTGGTATTGAAGCAGAAGCCGGTGGTAGTGCAATGACTCAAGTTATGAACAAAATGCAAAATGCAGTAGCTTCTGGTGGAGATGGATTACAAAAATTCGCAAGTGCTGCTGGAGTAAGTGCTAATGAATTTGCCAACGCATTTAGAACTAGACCTGTAGAAGCATTACAAATGTTATTAAAAGGATTAGATGAAGTAAAAGAAAATGGTGGAAATGTCAATGAAGTATTAGCTGGATTAGGTATCACTGGTATTCGTGAAGCAGATGCAATCAAACGTTTAGCTGGTGCATTAAATGGTGATAGTGGATTAGGAAAAGCATTAGATATTGCAAATAAAGGTTGGAAAGAAAACAACGCTTTAACTAAAGAAGCTAGTATTAGATATCAAACTAGTGCTAGTAAACTTAAAATGGCTAAGAATGAAATACAAAAAATGGCTATTGAAATGGGTTCACAATTATTACCTAAATTAGCACAAGCATTGACTGCTAGTAAACATTTAATAAATTCTTTAGGTAACATGATGTTGTGGTTCAGTAAATTACCAACAGCAGTTCAATTAGCTACACTTGGACTAGGACCATTTATGTCTGTGTTAGGTAGAATGGTTACTGGTGTGGGTAGCGGAGTTAAAGCGATAGGTCAAATGGTTAAATGGTTTGGTAAAATTTCAACTGCAAAATCAGTTGGAGATATGGTAAAACTGACAACATCAATAGCAGGTGTTGGAACTCAAGCGGCTAAAACAGGTGCTATGGCAACATTACTAACTAACCCTTATGTTGCGGGTGCTGCGTTGATAGGTGCTGCGTTTGTCGGTGTAGGTACTGCGATATATAGAGAAATGACTAAACATAGTCGAAATCACGAGGCAGCGATTGAACTTACAAACGGTAAATATAAGGAATGGTACGACGCTGTTATAAAAGGTGCGGAACAATCAGGTAATTCTATTAACCACATGGGAGATGCTGTGAAACGTAATTCAGAAGCTGTGAAAAGTGAGATTAAGAAAGTTCAAGCTGCAAACACCGAGATTATGGAAAACATAAACAAGAACTTTAAAGACGGTAAATGGTACAAACTGGAGTTTGACGGACGTTTCAGAAAACAACTAAAAGAAGCATTAAGTTTATCAGACGAGGACGTTAACCAAATTTCCGGAAGTGTGCAAGTAGCAGCTAACTTAGTTGGGAACTCGTTAGCAAGCTTAAATAGTAAGTATTTAGAAGGTAGCAGAATCACGGCTGATTACGCTCTTGCACAGATTAAGAGTGTAAGTGATGTGACTGCTGCAACTGTTCAAAGTTTAGAACAACGTAAAGCGGCTGAGATGTCGGCGTTGGATCAAAAGAAAGCTAACAACTTAATTAATGAAGAATTATATAGTCAGGAAAAAGAAAACATAAGCAAACATTATGACTCTATTATTAACGAAACAAAACAAGCACAAGACACAATTAACGATATTTTGTCAAGTGCCTCTAGAGAAAACAGGGTGCTTACTAAATCAGAATTAGACCAACTAGAAGAAGCTTACAAAAAAGTAGGTAAAACAGCTACAGAAGCAGCGACTGAAAGTAAGGAAGCTCAGAAGATATTACAAGAAGCGTTTGACGACACAACAGCGACAGCAAAATTGGCAGCGCTAAAACAAATGGGAATAATTGACCAAGCAAAAGAGACTTACATTAAAGGTCTTGGAAGCGCCGAGAAGAAAGTCCAAGAAATGAATAAAGCTCTTGACGAATGGGCTGCTAAAGAAGGTGGGTTCAAGACAATCGGTATTGAATATGAAGGGGGCGACATTGCTTTCAATTTTAAAAACGATTATGAACGTGCATTAGCTTTACCAGACATTAAAAAAGCTATTATGATTTCTGAGAGTCAAGGTCGTACTATTAAGATGACTATAGATGACTTGAATTTCTTAAATAGTATGGGAATACACCCTAAGAATGTTGAAATTGTAGATAATGCAAGTCAGCCGTTGGATAACGTTAACGGAAAAATAGGTCAATTCAAAGACATGGATATAGCACCTAAATCAATAATGGTGCAAGATGATGCGACACCTAATATCACAAAAGTATTCAATAACTTGTTAGATTTTGCATCACTAAATGTTCCAGACAAAAACATTAATGCAACTGACAACGCTAGTGCAGTAATTGACCAAGCTAAATTTAGCTTAGACGGATATAACGCTACAGAAACACCAGTGAAATCAATAATGGCACAAGGTAATGCAACACCGTTTATCGACCAAGCTAAAAGTAGTGCTGATAGTTTCAACGCAACAGACACGCCAACAAAATCAATAATGGCACAAGGGAACGCAACGCCGTTTATAAATCAAGCTAAGAGTAGTGCTGATAGTTTCAACGCAACACCGACACCGCCTAAGGTATTAAGTGCTATTGATAGTGCTAGTGGTGTAATCTCTGGTGTTATAGGGTTATTAAATAGTATTCCTCGTGAAGTTGTCAGTGTTGTTAGAGTAATGAGCAGTGTTTCCGGAATACCTAGTTTTCCTGGATTCTTTGCTACAGGTGGACATATAGGAATGTTCGCAAGAGGTGGAAACATAGGACAGACTGAAAGTTTACAACCTAACTACACGGGAATAGTTGGAGAGGCTGGACCTGAGTTATTCAGAGTAACTAAGAATGGAGTTAACATTACACCGTTATCAACTAGTGAAAAGATAAAAGGTATAAGTGGGGCGTTGGCAGAACACGGCTCTAAAAACAATGGTAATGAAATCAATGTAACAATTAATGTTACTGGTAATAATATCAATAACAAAGAAGATATTAATGTGTTAGTTGACACAATAGAACAAAAATTAGTAAGAAGCATGAAGGAAGTACAAACAATGAGTTTTGGAGGTGGTAGAAATGCCGTTACACTTTAATAAATTAACGTTTAAAGGGAAGTCTACTGCCGACTTTCCTTTTGATATTTACGTAACTGAAAATGACGGAATTAACAAAGCGAAAAGGAAAGATAAAATTTTTACATCAGATGATATGTCAGGCGGTGTAGTAAGGACATCTAATGCTTATGAATTAGTTGAAAAACCATATAAATTACTTATACATGGTGTTAGCTTATCAGAAACAGATGGTGTTTTAGCGTGGTTAGAAGGTAGCGGAAAACTAGTTGCTTCTAATAATCCATATAGATATTATGAAGTATTAACAGTTTCTGCAATACGTTCTAAATTAGGAGAAGTAGATGAATATGAGATAGATGTAACATTTACTTGTAATCCTTTCTCCTATAGCGTAGATAAAGACTTAAAAACATATACTAGTAACGGAGTGTTAAACAATACTTCACACGTTGAGATGTATCCTAAAGTAACCGTGTACGGCAATACAACAGAAGCTACAACCTTAACAATAGGAACTCAAGTAATCAGATTAAAAGAGATAAAAGAGAAAGTAGTAATTGAATGTAAACAAGGATATCAAAATGTATTTGATAAAAACGGAGATCTCTTAAATGGTGTTATGTTAGGACCGTTTTTTGAAGTTAAACCAGGAGAGAATGGAATATCTATCGGACAAGGAATTACTAAGGTAGATATTGAGTGTAGATGGGGGGCGTTTGCATAATGTTATATTTATATGATCCCTTTGAAAAAGACTTCACATACAACGGAATTGTGTTAAATAATGCATACGACTCTGATATACACTGGGTATTAAATTCAACTTATAAACTAACTTTCAAATATCCTACTGTAGACAATGATATGTACAGTATGATTGAAAAAGGAATGATAGTTAAAGCTAATGAAGATAATCGTACAAATCTTTTTAGAATTAGAGATATAGAAGTAAATGAAAATGATAAAAGTATAACAGTAACAGCGTACCAAAAGACTTTTGACTATAGTAATCGATTAGTAAGTAAATTTGCTAGGTTAGATTCAAATTGTCAAACAGTGTTAGATGAATGGTACGCTAATTTTTTATCAAAAGAAAAAGACTTCACGTATTGGTCTGACATAACACGGACTAATTCATTTGCTACATTCAAAAATGAGAATGACACACAAAGCAAAACAGCATTTGATTTATTAGGACAAATCGCAGACACATTTAAAGGAGATATAGATTTACACGACTCTCAAATAAATGTGTTGAAGAAGTTAGGAACAGATACTCAAGAAGTACTTACTACAGCTAAGAATATTTCTTCTTTCGTTAACTCATCTAATATAGATGATATAGTAACAAGATTGTATGTTACATCAACTTTCAAGGTTGGAGATAAAGAAGATAAAAAGGAATTAAGAGAGCAACACAAGAAAGAGTTAGCTGCATTAAGAGAAACTCAAAAGCGAGCTTCTAAAGAGTATAATGCAAAGAAAAAATCTGAGCAAATGCAAGAGGAGATTAACAGTCGTTATGCTCGTGAATTATCTAAGCAAACTAAGAAAACTAAACGCAGTGGACACACTGTTAAATCTTACTCACAGATTGCTAATGAAGTTGCTAATAAATACAGAGATAGAGATGTTAAAGCTGCACAACGTAAATTAGAAAGTCAAGCACAAGCAGATAAAAGAAAAGCTGAGATAGATAAACTCAAGGCCCAACAAAAAGAAGAAATGGCAGCACTCGATGAAGAAATAACAATTAGCTTAGTTGTGGAAAGCCCGTTGATTAATGACTATCCATTTATAAATGAAATGGCAATATCAAACAATGAACTACAAACCGCAGAAGAGCTTGAAGAGTGGGCTATGGAACATTTCACAAAAGAAAATATAGACAAGCCAAAGAACTCAATTAAAGTATCTTATGAACAGTTATCTGAAAAGATTAGTCGAGGAGATACAGTTATTCTTAAATATCTTAAATATGATGTTGATGAAAGAATACGTATTGTAGAAACACATTATGATCCTATGTTAGAACGTTGGAAAAGCTTTGTGTTAGGTAGTAAAGAAGGCAAGTTAGGTAGTGAAATATCTAGCAGTTCGCAAACAGCAGAACTTAGAGCTAATGCATACACAGATGCAATATCATATGATTTTGCGAAGAAGGTAAAAGAACAAGTAGAAAATGTCAATAAGGTTTTCGAGAAAAAAGAAGAGTTATTCAAGAAACAAATAGAAGATGGTATTGAAGTTTCTAAAGCTAAAGCAGAAGTAGTTAAAAACGAAATACGAGAAGAAATAAATAACAGTATTACAGAGCTTAATCATAAGATAGATAACATGAGTAGCTCAAGTATTGAAGATTTAAGAAGGCAAGTAGAAGAAAATAAAACTATTTCAGAAGCAACTATAAAAATGATGGGAACAGATGACAGTGTAATCTACAGTAAAAATAGATTAGAAGGTTCTCCAGAGAGATATATTCCACCAGGTACAGAATATATTGAGGTAACTCATAATGGAGATGGTTTTGAACTAGGACAACAATATACGATTAGTTGGGAAGCTGTTTGTGTAAAACGTGATTTTTATGATGTAACTGTGAGATTGAGTCGAGCATTACCACACGCAGCTAACGTTATGTTGATTGATAAGTATGGAGCATTTCCGACAGGAGAACATGAATTTAATGTAGGAGAACAAGAAGCTAAATATTTAAGAATATATGACTCTGAATATTATATCAAAGTAGTTAGTAAATGGTTTAAAGAATTAAATGCACCTACATTAATAAGAAATGCTGCAACAATATCAGTACCTATTGTTTATCTTGAATATGCAGATGGAAACAAAAATGACATTGAAGGAAGTTGGAGTGAAAATCCGACATATATTTTTGATGGAGGAGGAAAATAAATAAATGGCAGAAAAAATACCTATAAGAGTGCAACACAAAAGAATGAGTGTTAGTGATTGGGAGTTTAGCGATTTAATATTATTAGACGGAGAAATTGGAATTGAGACCGAAACGGGAAAAGCTAAAGTCGGTAATGGTCGTGATAGATTCTCCGATTTAAAATACCTAGCTGGAATTAAAGGAGACCAGGGAATACAAGGTATTCAAGGACCTCCAGGAAGAGACGGTGTTGTAACGTTTCAAGCATTATCACAATCTGAAAAAGAGTCTATAAAAGGAGATAAGGGAAAAGATGCAATAGTAGGAGACTACAATTTGTTATTAAATTCTTTATTTTCTAACGCTAATATTAGAACTAATGGAAATCCTACACTTGCAATTATCCCAAGTGATTATAACGGACGTAACACACTAGATGTAAAAAAAAGTGGTGCAACATCTAACACATGGGCAGGAGTTCAAATTGACACATCACAAAGAATGTTAAGAGCTGGAGATACGTTAGTATTAAGGATGCCTATTTACGTTTATTCAGATGTTAACCTTGACGGTGGTTTAGCATTAAATATTAAAAAACACACAGGGAATAAAATTTTAAAAGGTATTAATTTAAACGACTTACCACGTGACAAATGGACTATTTACGAAGAAAAAATAACTATTACTGAAACTGTTGATTTTGAAAATGAGACATATTGGTTTTTCTTATATTTTGTTAAAAACGGACATTTCAAAATTGCGGAGCCATATATAAGTTTTGGAGATGAAGTACCTTCTAGATGGCAACCCAATATTGAGGATTTAAAAGGTAACACAATATTAAATCAACAGAACGGACAATCTCTTAAATATTGGTGTGGAACTGAACAACAATATAACGCACTAGCAGTAAAAGATAACAACACTATTTACGATATTGTGAAGTAGGTGGACTTATGGAACGAGTAAAATTATTAGTCGGAAATAAGGAAGTCGAAAAACGATATGTAGGAAATAAGTTAGTTTGGCAAAAAGGTTTACTTAAATATCTAGAAGGCTGCTATGTGGAAATTAAACAAGATAAATTAATATTAGTTGCTAATGACAGTAGGTTCACTAATACAACAGCAATAAGACGTGTAACATTTAATGATGAAGAATTAGAAGGACTTACAAGTATTACATTTGAAAACTATAAATATAACATCACACTAAGTAATCAAGCTACTTTTATTAATAAGATGAAATGGGAAGATTTAACAAACAAAACTAATGTTACTGTTAAGTTTTTTGAAAGGTAGGTGGTTAAATGGATATAGAAATTAATGATGTCAAAACTCAAGCAAATTTTAGGAATAATAAATACCAATTCACATTTACCCCACTTAAAAAAGATGCAGCTATTAAGCTTTATCACATGGGCTGTGTTGGAGAAACACAGATTAATCATTTACAAATCGAGAAGGGAAATGATGCAACATCATTTGAAACACCGATTAAACAATCTAACGCCCTTACTGGAGTACTCAAAGAAATTAGAGATCTTGATATTCAAATGAGAGATTTTAACAGTGAGTTCTGGGGTAAAGTAAAGCTTAACAATAAAGGAATGTTAACAGAGTTCCGAGATAAAGAACTAAAAACTCTTCTGACAAGTACAGCAGAAGGATTAAGCACACAGGTTAAAAAAGATATCAATAAAGCAGTAGCAAGCCTTGATGTAAGGATAAATAAAGTAGGTGCTAGTGTTGAGGAGTCGTTGAAAAAATCAGACATAACATTAACACCAGAAGGGATATCATTAGGAACTAAAACAACTATTGATGGAAACACCATATCAAGTATGTTGGTTGCGAAACCAGAAGGAATTAAAGCAATTACAAATAAAATGATGATTGGTCCAGCATATGATAACTTAGTTTATTTAGACAAAAGAAGAAGTTTTGAATTTAACGAAGAGTATATTGATATAACAGATTTAATTGATAATGATGTGTTGTTGAAGAGTGATAGATTTCAGTTGTCATTTGATGCCAACTATGATGGAGAATTACCGTTTACATTTGAGTTGATAATGTCAATTTCATCAACTAATTTCTATGGTAAAATATACGCTTTTCCGTTAATTTCAAGAGGTGCGTTAGCTAGAGACCGTGGTAAAGTTGATATAACGCTTGACATAGATAGACTATTCGAAGATTTTGAAGGAATTAAAAGTTATCAATTTCGATTAAGACAAGCTAGTAAAACTAACAATATCAATATGCAGATAAACAATCTAAAATTGTTTAAGAAAAAAGATGCAACATTAATTGTAGATGGTTCTATTAAAGGTAGACAGATTGCCGGAGAAACAATCACAGGTGGACATATTAAAGCTGCAACTATAGAGTCTGTGAATATTAACACAGAGGCAATTAAAGCAGAACATTTAAAAGTAGACCAAGCAATGATTAACAAACTATTAGTTAATGATATGTTAGTTACTAATCTGTTTGCTAAAGATGGTTTTATTAGAAATCTTAAGTCAGTTAAGATAAGTGCTAGTCAATTAGAAGCAGATTTTCTAAGATCTTACAAAGGATATATAGGTGGTTTCCAGATAGGTATACACGATAAAGACAAAGGTAGCTCATGGTTGACAGGAGAAAATCAATTCTATGTTGGTATGTCAAACGGTAAAGGAACGTGGGGACAAACAGCACTTTGGGTTAACTGGGGAAGTCGCTGGGATAAAGTAGGTCCGGAAGCTTGGTTTGTAAAAGAAACTGGAGAAATGTATTGTTACAACAAAGCTAGATTTTGGAATACACCAACGGTATTTGGAGATTTACAAGTAACAGGAGAAATCAAATATCTTAACCCAAACAGTTCAGGACACTGGATATCTAGTCCACAATACAAAAAGATAGAAACAAGAAACGGATTCGCTTATATATACTACAGCTCGTATGGATATGACTGGTGGGAGCTTAACAAAGAGATTTCCGACAGAAGATATAAACGAAATATCCAGGAAAGCAAAGTAAATGCACTAGATGTAATTGGTAAACTTAAAACTTACAGTTTCACTAAAGAATATGATGGACAAGTAAAAGATATTGAATGTGGTATCATGGCTCAAGATGTCGAGCAACACGCAAATCCTGCATTCAAACAATTACCAGATGATATTAAATCATATAGTGCATTTGAAATGATACCTTATTTGATTAAAGGTATTCAAGAATTAACAGTACAAAATAAATTATTACAAGAGAAAGTGGAGGCAATAACACATGGACGATAAATTACAACCTATTCATTTATTAGCACAAGAATTAGCAGAAATAAAAATCGAATTAGCTACCTACAAAGTAGCTTATGAAAATTTAAGTACTGCACACAAGAAAATCGAAGACTTAATTAATAATAACGAAGAGCTTAAGGAGTTAGTAGAAAAATTAAGTAATAAAGGAGAGTAGTATGGCATTAGAAATTACAAATAGAAATGCAGTACCTACTGTTGGCGGATATAGTTCAGTAAACATTACATTTACACTTAGAAATGGAACTGTATATTTAAACGGAGGTGTAGATTTACCTGGTAAATTTGCAACAGCTAGTGATAGTGAGATCCTTGAAGAAGTAAGAAAACAACTAGCACAACAAATGTTTACAGGAGAAAGTACACCGGCGTTAGTAACTGAATATGCAAATCTTAAAGAAGAAGTAAGTGTATTGGCAAATCATAAAGAAGAGCCAACTGACAGAGTTAAAGCATTACGTAAGTTAGTAGCAAAAGTTAACAAAGGTAATGACAAGTTAATAATGACATTACTATTAAATGTGTTAGATGCAAAAGTTATTAATGATAACAAAGATACTATAATCAATGCATTTGATAACTATGAAATAGGTGTTGAATACTCAACTGGAGACAAGATTAAATACGAAGGTAAGCTATACGAAGTATTAGAAGACCACACATCAGTTGAAGTATGGAAGCCAAATGCAGAAGGCACTAAATATAAAGAGATAGTGTTAACAAGGAAAGAAACAAATGTAAAAGATGATATAGAAGATGAAAAGAACAGATATGTAACAAAAGGACAGCTTGATGAAGCTATGGGAAGTGTTATTAACACAATCTTATCAATGTTTGAAGAAGAGGAGAAAGAAAATGAACATACTGAAGAACATAATGGAAACTTACCACACAACGAAGGGAGTACTGAAAGTCATGAGACCGAGTAGACTAAGATTTAAAAAAGATGATTATTTAGTTCAATTATTTGTAAGACAGATTATTACAAAAGCTAAAACTATTGAGGATGTTCCTCATATTGGTAACTTAAGGGTAGTAGTTCAAGGAGAAGTCGACAGAATAGAAAAAGAATATGAAGAAAGACACAGAGAAAACTAAAATCTCTGTTAAGAGGATTTAGAATGAGTGACGGATTAATATTAGGATTAAGCACTGGTGTTGCAATGCCGCTGTTAACATTAATTGTTAAATGGTATAACGAAAAAGATGAAAAAAGTCTTAAAGAAATCAACTCAACGCTTAATGAAATTAAAGATCTTACACGTAAGACCGCAGTCGGAACAAAAACTATTAGTAGATATAGACTGCTTAAAGATATGAACAGAATCATAACAAGAGGTTACATAACTTCTAAAGAACTTGAAGACATAACTATATTGTATGAATCTTACAAAGAACTAGGTGGCAACAGCTATGTTTCCGATCTATTCGCAACTTGTAGAAAACTTCCGATTAAGGAGGAAAGTTAATTAATGGATAAAAAAATACAGTTACAATTTAACAGCACAGTAAATAAGAGAATTAAAGTTCGCAGTAATTGCGAGCTTTACTCTCATGACAAAAACAACAACGAGTTTGAGTTAACAATTAATAATTACACACTTACTAACGAAGAAATAACAGTACTGTTCAAGTTTGTTAAGTCAATAAAATATTGGGAAACTCAAGGAACTATTGAAGATAACAAGATTAAATTTAAGTTTGACACTAGCTTAATAACTGAAAATGAGCGTGTTAACTGCTATATCATCTTGAAGAACGAAGAAAAAGAAAGTGATATTTACAGCTTTAGCTTTGATGTGAAGATGTCTGAATATGATTTAAAAGACAACCTACCTGTTAAGGAGCGATACTTTGCTAATAGCGTAGTTGTTGACAAGTTAGACGTACTAACAAAAGAAGTACTAGCAGAGGAGCTAGAAAAGGCTAAAAACACTTTCGCTTTAAAAACAGACTTATCAGAGTTTGTAAGAACTAGCGATATAACGGACGTAGTAAGAACAGCAACGTTGAACGATTATCAACTAAAAAGCGAAATGCCAAACGTTGTAGAAATTGTCAACAACACAGTTGACAGCAAAGGATTCATAACAGCACACCAAAGTTTAGTTGATTATGCTAAAAAGTCTGAACTACCTATTGACTATGTTTCAAACAGTAAACTAGAAGAGCTTAAAACACAGCTTACAATAGATACTAGTAATTTTGCAACAAAACAAGCTGTTGATGATGTTGCTGCTAAAGTAACACAATTAGAAACTAGACCAGTGACATCAAGCTATGATGACACTGAAATTAAACGTAAAATTAAAGAACTAGAAGATAGACCAACAACAGCTAACATTGATACTAGTAATTTTGTAACAACCACACAATTAGAAGATAAGCATTACTTAACCGCACACCAAGATATATCCGGACTTGCTACAAAAGAACAGTTAGACGAACTTAGGAATAGTCAACCAACAGTTGACAACCTTGTCACTAAAGAACAACTTAGAAAAGCTTTCTTAAATGAAGAAGGTCAAGAAAAATATGTTGATTTAGATACGTTTGTAAGTGCAACCCGTGGAGTTTTGGGAAGTTCAACAAACGAAAAAGGCGTTGAAGAATATTTCAATGAAGTCACAACGGGGCTTAGCGAAGATGTTAAAGAAACATATATAGGAGATATCTACAAAAACGCAACGGAAACTAAAGTATACCGCAAAAATGGTTTTACAAACTTTAAAGATATGATGTATACATTAGCTAAAGTATTTCCGGATAATTATAATTATAAAGATGAAAATCAACGTGTTGATATTCTAACAAATAGAAATTATCAAGAGTATATAAAATCTAGTGGGAATGATGACACTAATGATTTTGCAACTAAAAAACAAATAGAAAACTTACAAGGAGAGATAAGTTTTAAATTAAATAAAGCAGATTCTCCCTTTTACTTTACAGGATTAAACAACGCTCGTGGATATTCACAAATAGTAAAAGGAAGTAAAAGTGATGATACATTATACGGGAGAGTATTCGTTAATGCTAATGAACGTAAAATTTACAGAGGTCATTTTACTTTCACTGAATTAGATTTAGCTTTATATACGTTAGCTAAAGCAATTCCAGAAGGGTATACTCCTGATTATGAATTTGGAGATAGTGATAATATTGAATTAATCACAAATAAAACAATTAATAGTTATTTACCAACCAACACCGGAAACACAGGCAACACAACCGAGTTAGATAAGAGATTAAAAGTACTCGAGGCGAAACAGTGGGAAATTCACGGTCGAGGAATGCCAAACGGTGTAGTTACTGCACCTGTTGGAACGACATACGTTGATGAAGCAGTAACTAACGGAGCTTTGAAGTGGATAAAGAAAAGCGGAACAGGTAACACAGGTTGGGAGGTGCTGATTGGAGATACTGGGTGGAAAGTACTTCCTTCTGTTTCGAAATTAGGAGGTTCTTACGTCAAAATAAGACGTGTAAATAATGTAGTATCTTATCAGTTCGGAGGATTGTCATGGGGTTGGTTTGGTATCGTAAGACGAGGTGGTGCAGGATATGTTCTGCAAGGTTCTGATAGAGAACGTAACTGTATGATAATACAAAATAATGGGATTCCAATAGGATATAGAACTGAAGCTTCACTTATTGGAAATATATACAATGATAAAGGTATTCCTTATGGGACATGGTATTTAGGAGGTAATGGAGATTACAACCAATTAAGATTTCAGTTCACAGACCCAGTACCAACAGATAGAGACATTGGAGATATTCGAATAAGTTCTATCTCTTATTTAACTAACGAACCATGGCCACAAAATTAGAAAGGAGGTGAACCAAATATGATTAACTGGAAAGTAAGATTTAAGAATAAACGCTTTGTAATAGCGTTTATAGCAGCGTTACTATTGTTAGTTAAACAAGTTGCAATGTTGCTAGGATATAATCTAAATACTGAAGTTTTCAACACTAATCTCAATGGTATTGTTGACACAGTATTTTTACTATTAGGGCTGTTAGGAATAGTCAACGACCCTACAACAAAAGGCTTTTCGGATAGCGAACAAGCTATGACATATGAAAAACCAAAACAAGACTAATGATAGTCTTTTTATTTTATTCAAATTCAGGAGGATTTTAAAATGGCAGATATTTATAGTTCATATTTTCAACAAGGAATTTATTTCGCACCGCCAAAAAACTCAATAAAAGGAGTAGTAATTCACAACGATGCGTCAAGTTGGGGCGCAAAAGCGTGGGAGTCACAATTAACAGCAAAAGTGAACAACGGAACACTAGACACAGGTTTCGCAGCTTATTACGTAGACCGCAACGATACGCTTGTATTCCAACCGGTAAACTACCAAGAATGGCATACAGCTACTTATGAAGGAAACGCAAATTACATCGGTCTAGAATCTTGTAAATCAATGAGTGCATCTGATGAAGAGTTTATAGCTATTGAAGACGCAACACTTATGATAGCAGGCGAATTACTAGAATCTTATGGCTTACCAGTGAATGAATATACTGTAAGATTACATCACGAGTTTAGTCCTACAGCTTGTCCGCATCGTTCAATGGAATTACACGGCGGCGGCGGTGCTTACTATGGTGCAGGTACTCAAAATTGTAAAGCTTACTTTATAGATAGAATTAAAAAACTAAGAAGTGGGAAAATAGAAATCGGAGATACTACAAACGTTGCGGCTGTAGTTGAAAAATCTATACTAGATGAAGATGTAGAACTTCCAAAAAGCGACACACCTTATTATGAAGCTACAGTATCAATAGACTACTACCTAGAAAGCCAACCTTCACTAGATAGCGAGGATAAAGAGTTTGTAGCAGCTGGAACACGTGTTAGAGTATATGAGAAAAAAGACGGTTGGAGTAGAGTTAACTACAAAGATTCAGACCAGTGGATTGAGGATAAATACTTAACAGAAGTGGAATAATATGATATAATATAAAAGAACGGACGAGAACGGAGAGACGGTTTCCTTTTGTCTCTAAAAGCCTAGCTTAATTGCTGGGCTTCTTTTTTTATGTTTGAAACCGTTGTATATCTAACGAAAATATGATATAATAGTATTGTCTAGAACTAGATATTTTAAATAACAAATACCAACGATTCCACACCTATTTAAAGGCAGATACGTTCTGACGTGGAATTTCTTTTTTTATTTCCTTGTTTTGAAGTATTTAATTATAACCAGGAAATATGATATAATATATGTGTTAAGCTTAACAAACTTTTCATATTAACTCCCTTATTTGTTATTACCTACCAATTAATTTTGGTAGGTCTTTTTTTATGTCTACTGTGATAGAAATATTTTAAAATTTCCGTTAAAAAAGTATTGATAATATACC